ATGATGCAAGGCTTGCATTGTTCATTAAAATACCAGGCTGGTTAACAACAGTGCCAGTGCCAGCAAGCGTATAGGATCGCCCACCAAGTCCAAAACGAGGATTGGTCAGAATGTCCAATAACACATACGCCGGATTGTTGCTGTATTGATAGGAAATGTTAAGAGAAGAATCAATGGTGGGAACAATTCGCCCCTCCGCCAATACACTCACTTGCGGAATAGTGGTGAAATCGGAAGTGGAAAATTCAATGGCGAGGAGAGCAGAATGAGGATACAGTAGTCTTTCGTCCCATTCAATGTCAGCACTCACCCATTGCAAATCTCCTTTTACATTATTGGTTTGAGTGGAGCTTGTCTTGCCAGTATTTGTCGTCGTGATTAACCCTGGAGGAATTGGCGCATCAAGCCGTTGCACTGAAATAGTGATTGGCATGTTGCGGCCAGTACAGCCATAAGTTAAATTGCGAAGTTTAGTCGCCAATGCCACGCCGGGCTCTGCTCTTGTGTCTTCAACAAAGCCGACTTGCGCTTGAGTGTTGGGGTCTGTTTGATTGATAATGACTCGCCATCGAATTGGCTCCACGGCATCTTCACCAGCATTTACCGTCGCATAGGAAATCGTGGTATTAACATCACCACCAGTGTTCAGGCCAGTAGTGCGAGTGATTTGCTTGTAGACAGGGCCATAACGAAACCTTAAGCGAATACGATCTGCATACTTCTGGTTAAAGCCCCGCACCACGGAAGCACTATCGCCAGCAATAAAGTCTTGCTGCACTGGTAAATGGAAGCCTGCACTCTTGACAAGCGTGATGTAGTCGGACAATGACGACTGATTGCCATTGACAAACTGAGCATTAGAGCCGCCATAAGTGGAAAGGCGAGCTTCATTCACGAAAACATTGTCCCTAGGGCTTCCGAGATTATCAAAGCCCTTGATCGGCCCCTCGGAAACCACGCCAAGCCAATAGCCTTTATTGTCGTCCGACACATAGGACGAAACAATGGGGCAACTACGAATGAGATAGCGGCCATAGAGAATGGGCACTGGCACGCCTTGGGCTGTAGTTTCTGCAGCACGATCAAACACCACTACGTCCGTATCCTTGCGCTCCCCAGAGCTTCTGGTGTTGCGCTGTGGCACTCCAGGCGTGATGGCCTGCACAATGCCGCCAAGCACCATTGAAGCGCCAAAGGTGAAGAGGCCAGTTTTAATAGTGGCCGCAATCGTTCCGGCGGCGGCAGGGGCCAATAGCAATGAGCCAACAATCAAAGCGGCTCCAATCAGAATCTTTGCTCCCGCTCCATCGAAAAAGCCAGAACCAGAAATCACTGGCACTAGCACCATTTCATTGCACTTCATGGAAAGTTGGCCATATTCAATGCCTTCTTCCCAATGGTTTGTTAGTACCTTCCAATAAATGCCGTGCTCATGACTTACCGTGAGAAAGTTGCGAAAGCCCGGCACCAACACTGATAGCGCATTGATGGCTTCCTGAGGAGTGGCAACGTTAAGCTCACGCTCAGCCCCAAAGCGTTCGGCAGCAATACCACGAAAGACAATTTTCATTTTGTCAGCACTTTCTCAAATCGTGAAACACTACCATCAACACTAAGAAGTTCAATGGTATCAGTGGCAACAATGTAGACGATGGAGGGAAGCCTGAGAAATTGCGCCACTTGCAAATCTTGCGGGCTAAAGCCTAATTCGCCAGTTGGGTGGGAATGGTAAAAGCCTTCCACTTCATGCTCTAGCCACACGCTAGCGGCAATCTCAAAGCGTTTCTTGGGGAATAGTGAGACATTGGCGCAGGGAATGACAAAGCCCCCTGAGAGCACGCCACAAGCCTCTCTAGGCGCGTCCGCTTGCCCATGTAGGGCAATCTGCCTTAGAGCCTCATCACTCACTACCATCGCCCTACACTTGCGCCGTGGGGAAGCCCCCAAACCGTAATCCTAATCCAGCCCCGCCAAACCTACGCTCACAAGCTTCCAAGCTTTTGTTGCACGTTGTCTCCCCTGCGGGCTCACTTCCTGCCCATTGACACTCTGGTCCGCGATAAACAAACGGGCAATAGTTTGCATAGATGCGACGACGGGGAATCGTAATCCCTTCATTGTCAAAAATTGAAGCCAATTCCCAAGTGATTGTGAGCTTGGTTTCTTCTACTTTCCTATTGAAATACCATTCATCCGGCGCATGATGGGCATTAGCATCATACGTTGCTTGTACTGCACCGCCGCCAACTCGACGGACAAACTTGGCATAAGTAGAAAGGCGCACAAAACGAAAGCCCAGCAAGTCGTCGTAACCGTCGGAAAGAACAGTAAAGGCACGGTCAACATTGGCAATGGTGAGAGAAGGGGCGGGGAGCTTGTTGCTGCCAGTTAGCTCAAAGCCAGTGGCAGAGATTGGCACGGGCTGGTAAGTGCGTAGCGTTCCACCATCGTCAACATATTCAATAGTTTGTCCACCCGATTGCTCTGGGCTGACCAGGTATTGAATGGCGGGAGGGCTGGAGGGGAAAACGGCAGTTCCATCAATGATATACAAATCCAGTCTTGCGTCTTCAACAAGACTTCTGGCTTCATTGATAACTGAACTTGGGGCTAAACTCATTGCCGATACAAGGAACCGCCAGGCCGTTGTTCATCAAGGATAGCTTGTTTCACGGCCCGGTCCAATGCCCCAGCAAACTTATTCCCTTGATCGCCAGTGATTTGTGAATTGGCCGTTGTGCCATCGGCAGAATTGCTGATGTTCACGGCAATAGAAGTGGAATAGTTACTGCCAACAGCCCCTTTAAGGTCTACTGGCACGGAGCGATTATTGGGCATGGGAATAATTGCTTCATTGAAACGACCTTCGCCAACCATTGCCAAGGTGGGACGATTGACAATGGCGCCATCAGCAAAACGACCCAAACCTTTAGTGAAATTAGCAACGGCGGCAGTGGAGTCAATTTGACTCATATTAAAAGATCCGGGAATTGCTTTGAATTGACTCAAATTAAGACCGCCCGTAACACTTGGATCGCCAAACGGCGAAACAATTTCAGGTATTGACGGAGGATTGGTTAATCCTGCAAATTGCATCAGCCAAGCCACTGCTTTGTTGACATAGGCTCGCGTGAACTCTTGAATTAGGGAGTTGGCAATTTGCTTGAAAGCATTTTGCATAGATTGCGCAGTGTCTTTAACAATGGAGGAAAGATTAGTCCAGTCCGTACCAATGTCCACCAATGCAGAGCCCAAAGATTCTCTTATGGAATCACCAAGGCCGGTGAAGGCATCTTTAATGCGCTTAATAGATTCATACTGTAAAGCGTATGCGGCTAAAGCACGATTAGTTCGTGCATCAGTAATACCCTTGTCATACAATTCCGCTTGCTTTTCTTCAATGCCTGGGGCTGCAATTAAAGCGCGTCGCTCTGCCTGTGCGTTAGCCATATACTCCATTAGTGCTGCCCTTTCGCGGTTTTTGGAAACAATTTCATTCGTCAAGTCTCTTTGCTTTTTCAGGTCAGCAATGTTCGCCCGCGAATACCTTGACAGGCTTTCTGCATTTGCCTTGTCTATAGTGCCGGCATCAATAGCTTTCTTCAGTTCGTCATCAATCGCTTCTGCAGTTTTGATTGCCTTATCAAGAGCCCGTGTCCTTTGCAACACTTCCTCTACAATCGCCGGGTTAATTCCATTGCGAATGGCATCGAGTCGTCTATTGTCACCTTCTTCTAGGTCTTTTTGTGTTCTCTTTATTTCGCCAAGTACACTAAATTGCTCGTTGTATTGCGCAAGCAAATTATTTGCTGCATCAAGACGAGCTTGTTGCGCCGCAAGTTCTTGCTGCCTTGCTTCAGAGGCTGAAACTTGACCGACAGTAGATGGCGCATCAACTTGTTGTGAGTACGGGATGTTGGCTTGAGGCGCAGGAGCGGGGGCAGGAGTGGGAGTAGGAAGAGCAGGGGGATAACTTGTTGGCTTGAAGTCTTTAACTTCCTTGGCGGTCTTTTTTTTGAGATCCTCAATTTCTGTCTCTATCCCTGCAATCCTTGGGTCTATGTAGAAAGATTCTTTCTTGGGGTCCCCTCCCTTATGAGGTCCCCATTGCCCCCGTGGATCAGATCCGGCACGAGCGCGAAGAGTCATTAGAGTCATCAACTCATACTCTTTGCGAGTAAGTGCTTGCAGGAATCCCACGGTCTTGCCAACATCTACTGCCGCCTTGACAAACATGTCCCCGGCTTGCTTGGCAAAGGTTTTGTTAATGTTTCCCACCCTCTTGGCAAAGGTTTCATTCGCCTTGTTAATTTCTTCCGCATTTTTGCGTTTCATTTTCTCAAACTCTTCCTGCCGCTTACGAGCGTTTTCGGCAAAGTTTTCCTCTCGTT